AAGATATCTAAAGCTTTCGTAACTAAAAATGATGTTACTTTTGGAAATTATCTCAATAGTAATAAAACGCAAATAGACAATTTTGAAATAACTATATACATATTGGGGTTAGACGCTAATGGCAATCTAAGTTCACCAACTCCGGCCTTGTTAAAAAATTTACAGTCATACTTATTAGATTATAGAATGATGACAGATTCTATTTCTTTAAAACCTGCTTACATAATTAATATAGGAATTAATTTCGATATAGTTATTAGACCAAATTACATAGGACAAGACGTTATATCGAGATGCATATCTGAGTTACAATCGTACTTTGACAAAGACAATTGGCAAATAAATCAACCAATAATATTGTCTAATGTTTATTCACTATTAGATTCTATAGAAGGCGTACAAACTGTAAAGAATATAGAAATAGTAAATAAAAGTGGAACACAAAATGGGTACTCTCAATACAACTACGACATCGCATCAGCGACGGTTAACAACGTAGTGTATCCATCTTTGGATCCCAGCATATTTTCAGTCCAATTTCCAAATTCAGACATACAAGGTAGAGTAGTCACTATATCATAAAAATAATAACAATGGCCGTATATAAAATATTCCCTATAGCAGATGCAACTTTATATTCAGCTTATCCTAGTACAAATACGGGATTAGACGAGATATTAGAAGTTGCTTGTTATAATTCTCAAAATCCTGCAAATTTAACACTTAGCAATTTAGCGGCTACTGATGATATACGTAGAGCCATAATAAAATTCGATAGTAGTGAAATAAGCAATACAATTGCGTTAGCTACTAGTAGCTTTAGCGCTTATTTAAAACTTTATCTTGCATCTGCAAATAATTTAAGCACAGACTACTCTTTAGAAGTTAGACAGCTTTCACAAGATTGGTCTATGGGTACTGGAAAATTAAATGATCTTCCAACTACACAAAATGGAGTTTCTTGGTACTCTACTTCTTCTTATTCTGGAAGCGTGAATTGGAACTCTTCAGCTTACTACAAAACAGTTGGAGGTGGATCTTGGACTGCTACATCTTCTTCCCAATCTTACAACTATAAAAGCGATAAAGATCCTATTATCGATGTATCAACCATAGTTAGACAGTGGAATTCAGGGTCAGCGGCGAACAATGGGTTTTTGGTAAAATTACCAATATTAGTAGAAAGTTCTTCGCTATCTTATACAGGATTAAGTTTCTTTAGCATAGATACTCATACAATTTATCCTCCCACTTTAGAATTTAGATGGGACGATTCTGCCTATTCGACTGGATCTTTATCCCTAATAAACAATAATAGTGTAGTTGTAACTTTGGGTAATAATATGGGAAATTTTAAAGCAGGGACAAATAAATCTTCTTTATACACAAATGTAAAAGCTTTGCCAAGCTCTAGTTATTGGTCAATAGTAGATTATAAAACTAATGATATCGTAATTGATTACGATGTAAATTACACAAAAGTTAGTTGCGACGGAAATGGAAATTTCTTTTATTTATACATGTCAGGATTAGAACCAGAAAGATACTACAAAACGTTAATAAAAACAGTTTTAAGTACAGGAGAAACTGTGGAATTCGATAACGATATGATATTTAAAGTCGAATATTAATTATGCAAAATATTAAATTAATAAAGGAGGTAAAAGGTATCGCGACTTACAATAAAGTCATAGATACTAGTTTTTCAGAGCTTATAACTGCTCAATCTAACACTACGTCTAGCTCAATATCTGTTGCCGAATTTTTTAATTATTACGAAAATTTATTTTTTGATATACCTATATCTGGTTCTGTAGGATCTCATCAATATATCGTACAAAGGAGTAGTGAATATTTAGGAGGTCCAACAATCGACGAAGAAAAACAAGCTCTTATAGAAGAAATAAATTCTTTAAGACAACAGCTAATAGAATTAAGTCAAAACTACCTAACAATCAGTTCTATATCATAATATGGAAATAGTTAACATATCGTATAACGGACCAGGAATTTCTCAGCAATCATACGATTCCAAGGACATGAATCTTATAACTAAGAATTTCATAAATACCCAATTTGGAGCGTCTGAGGATTACATTGAAATGTTCGTATATGATCTTACAAGTAACTTAATAAATTCAAAGTATAATTTAACCAAATATTATCCAAATAGTGGAGTAAATACTCAAACTCAAACTTATTCTTCGTTAACATTAGATGTTAAATCTGACTTAAACGATTTGGGGATAAATAGAGGTATAGTTAACGTACAATACAATTTCTTAAAAAACCTATTCAATTCGTTCTTTGGTAACTATTATTGGATAGAAGAAATATCAAATTCCAGAACTGAGATAAAATTATCTTCCCAGACCATATCTGATTCAGCGATACTCGGAGGATTCAACAACTATAGAAGTTTAGCCTCTTCAAAAAATTACTATAGTGATTTTTATTTAAACTTTGGAAATAATGAGCTAATAATAGCAGTAAACGCTGCGTACGTAGAGGACTCTACAGGAGCTCATTTATTAATAAAACTATATGAACCACTTCCAAGTAATTACAACGTAAAGGATACGCTCTGGATTGTTGAGGTGATAGCTGAATCTATTAGTTATAACGTAGACATTCAAGTAGAATCAACAACTCCGGTCAACGAATTTCAATTAAGGGGTCCGAACTTATATATTCCCATAGAACAATCTATAGGGCAAACTACACAATATTACAATTACGATTCACTAATAACGAGTCAAGTAAGTTCTTCGTACAGACAATTAAAAAGTTACTATCAAGATAAAGCCATATCAATAAACGTAGATTATTCAAACTTTAGTAATTTTGTTAAGTTTTCAAATATTACCGAAAGAATAAATAATTTCGTATATAAATTATCATTAATTGAAAATTATCAATCTCAATCGCTAGCCCAACAAGGAATAGTTAGTAGTAGTTTAGTGACTACTTCTTCTGTGTCTTTGATTCAAGATAACATAACCAATATAATTGAGAATTTTGACAATTACGAATATTTTTTATACTACTCTAGCGCTTCTTATGCTTGGCCTAAATTAAATAATACAAAGCCATATACGCTTCAATCGATCACTTCTTCTCAAGCGATTAATTGGTTAGGAACAGCGCAGACTTTACCAGCTGCTACAACTCAAAGCATGTTGTATTCTGCGTCCTTGTATGATCAATCAAATCAGAACGCGCTAAGATATACAGTACCACAATACATACTTGACGACGAAAACAACGATCCTTACATTCTATTTTTAGACATGGTGGGTCAACACTTTGATAATATTTGGGTGTATTACAAAGACGTAACAAATAGATATAAAGCAAATAATAATCCCTATTCAGGAATATCAATAGATCAAGTAGCTGATGCTCTTAGAGGTCTTGGAATTAAACTTTATACCAACACTAGCATATCCGACAATTTATATTATACTTTATTTGGTACTAATCCTGATGGAACTCTATTGCCTCCCACTGGGTCGGAGCTTATTAATACTTATATAACTTCTAGCATACAATCCATATCCGCTAATGATCTACAAAAAGAATTTTATAAGCGTATATATCACAATTTACCTTATTTATTAAAATCAAAAGGTACACAAAGAGCAATAAAAGCTATAGTATGTAGCTACGGTATACCTGATAGTATATTGACTGTAAATGAATTTGGCGGATACAATTCAAGTACTGTATCTGGATTGCTAGAAATCAACAACGATAAAGTAATAATTGCTACTGGAAGTAATTACTTATTAGAAACTCAACTATCTAAGGACTTTACTATAGAGAGGTACTCCGATTTATATAGGCCAAATTCGCCAATAATAGAAGTTGGATTTTCTCCAACAAATACCGTAAATAACGAAATAACTGCGAGTTTGGGGTATTTTAACATCGATCAATTAGTTGGAAAACCTAATGATCAGTATTCGAGAACGTATCCAGACCTAAATTCATTAAGAGATAATTATTTCTCAGCATATACTAGATCGAAAAGCGTATGGGAATATATACGTCTAATAAAGTATTATAACAACTCTCTATTTAAAATGATTAAAGACTTCGTTCCGGCTAGGTCCGAAGTTTCGACTGGAATTATTATTAAGAGTCACGTACTAGAGAGAAATAAATATGAAAGACACGAACCTAGTTTAATCACTGCTTCTTTTACTTCAAGCGGAGTTGATATGCTAGATATTGTTGGCTCAGACGCAATGCAGAGTCAATTCAGTTCAAGCTATACAAATACAGTTATAACTCCTTATGGATTTGTTAACGTTCCAAACGACGATGGATTAGAAAAATATACTGGTACGTATAGTGGATCTCAAATAAGTGGCCACTCTTCTGAATTTTTACAATATGATCGATCTTTCGGACAAACATACACTTCTTCCGTATCAGTCATGGTTCCATTGGATTATCTATTAAACAACGTGTCATCTTCGGTAAGATCTACTAAGTACTTGGATTTGGATTTTACGAGTAACCAATTGGTACCTGTAAACTACAACGCGATAACAAAATCTATACTTGACGGGCCTAACGCACAGTACGAATCTTACACTCCATTCGCTGAATTACAAGATTATAACTATCATAAGATTAGTTCTATAAACGCAAGATATGCTGGTTCAAAACTACAAGCTAAAGTATATAATGCGTTCACAAATAAAAACAATAATTACGAAGGTGATCTATCTTTTGGTAGCTATCCAGCAATAGAGAGAACTACAAATAAACTTGGATTTTTTACGCAAGTACAAACAAGTTCTTTTTTTCCTGGAAAAGTGAACGTAACATTAGCGTATTTAGCTGACATATCAGGCGGATTATTCGAACTTAATCAAAACAATAATAATTGGGAAGACGTACAAAATATATTCGTAGCCGGTGGTAATTCTACTATAAAACAATTCGATAATAGAAAATATAGAAATCAGTCTAGCACTGATGGCATAAAATTAATACACAATAGTGGCTATAACTACTCTCCGCAATTGTATTTTACAACGAGTTCAGACGCTAGATTATATTTTGAATATCTAGGAGGAGATGA